GAATCTTCTTGATATTTATTTTTATAGGAACGGATGAACCACGTAATATACGAAGCGCAGCCACACGGTTTCTGATTGCCTTTTTTTGCCCCCGCGTTAAAGTTTTAAACTGAGTGATCTCCGAACGTTTCGGAATAATCAACAATCTCTTTTCCTGAGCCTGCACCGAACTGCACAGAGAAGCGCATAATACCAGTAGTAAAGAAATACTTAATAACTTCATTGGAGTACCCCTATCGTCAACGTCTCAATAATTGGATTGATTATAGTGGCAATCGGGTCTGATTGTAAGATAACATCCCCCACAGTCTCTGTCTGCAAAAATCCAACAAACCCTGTTCCGGCTCTCCATTGCCCGGACCTCTGCACAATCACTGACAGAGTTTGTCCGGGTTTGAATGGACGGGGAACTTCAAAGATTGAAAAGTTAAATGGACTGCCACCAATTGTTAATGCTTGTGAGTACAAATCGCTCAGTGCCAAGCCATCCTCAAGGTTATGCCGCCATGTTGAGGTTGTCTCCGCGAACGTTCCTCTAGTCACTCCACCAATGTCCGCTGTTGCTGATAGGTCTGCTGTAGTAAATCCATTCCCAATAAATTGAAAAACCCCGTCCACGTTGACGTAAAGCCCTTCAGAGACATTAGGGATTCCTGCTTGCGCATAAATAAACGCCATTGTCGCCGATGCCGGCAATGTGGCATATTTTGGAATATTGCCAGGCAATTGCTCCCAATCAACGTTTCCCCACTGAGCTTGTGCTGAAAGCGTGGTGGCAATAAGTATATAAACCATTAACCATTTCATGCTTCAAAATCCTCATCATAAACGTGGAATACATACCAGCTTACTTTCGGTGCACCAACCAGAAAAGTATATCCTAAATAATCGCTATCTTCCGAATAATGCGTATTAACTTCTTGCTGCACTCCATTAACGAATACCCGAAGGCTGCCAGGATCATACTGTTTCGATGTTGAAAAATTGGTGATTGTCCCATTCGGCTTTTCAACCGGATACTCGGCGATGGTATTTTTGATCTTATCAATACGTGACTTTATTTTTTGCAAAGCCCGCCGGACTTCTCCCATATTTTGTACATTGGGATTGTAGGAACTCATCAGTTTTTCTTATACCTTCCGGCAATACTGCGCCATATTTGGAGCGATTCTATAGCCCATGCAAAACCGTCACCAGTCAGTTTTATCAACGCCGCCCTGCCTCTCGCGTTTGGTCTCACTGAATAGTTTGCCCCTTTGGTAAACGTGCCGGAATGCAGCGCGGTTTGATTGCGCAGTTTTTGGGCTGACTCAGACGTCAACACTTCCCAATTTACAGCCCCGCTATTTTCGCCGAGTACACAAAAGATTTCATTCAATATTCCCTCATGCCCACCGGACTTGCCTAACATGATGGGTCCATACGTCACATAGGAAGAAAATGTTTCCCCATCATCATCAATCCGTTTAGGGTCGAAGTACCGGATATACCCGTCATAACAGCCAAGCACCACTTTCCGGTCAGCACCGATTCCGGTATGTGATACTGCTGAATAAGTTCTTCTGTCTTCGTTGAACGTGTCAGGAAAGAATGCGTTGACTCTCGCATCCCACCAATAACTGAGGTTTTCTTTCTTTTCCCTGTCCGTGATGAAAATATGGATTCCTTTGAATCGTTCATTCCATTGCACGGTCACAAACTGCTGTTTTGGGTCAATCAACTTAAACTCTTGCGGCAAGGAGCGTTCCGAGAGTGGTTCCGGCGGGATTCTTTGTCCGTGATTCAGGCGGTACAAACCTGTGGTATCCAGAAAAATCAGTTCCCCATTTTCCTTATAGGTGTAGGCTGCCCCTGAAAGCACACCGATGTTTTCAGAGATTTCATAAATAATTCCGGCGTCTGCCGGATCTCCATCCATAGCCCATAGAGAGTTCACCGCGCCAAAGATCATGTAATCATCACCGTCAGGCATCAACGCAGTCACTGGCTGTCCAACTAATCCTGCTTGACTATTATTGCCATCTACCGCCCGTTGCGCATCCGTAGGATTGTTTGGCAGGTTGTCCCAATCAAGCGGGTCGCCTGACCGTGACATATACCAGTTATACGGATCTTCAATATTGGATGCAAAACAAATCCGGTCACGGTACAAAGCAATCAACTGACATCCGGTAGGAACAACTCCCTTGTTTGCTGTTGCCGTTAAAATAGACAAAGTTGCGGCATCGGGGTCATACACTTTTGGGGCTTTTCCGATCCGATAGGATACCGTCCCCCCGGTGTCACTGGTTGTATCTGTTCGTGCATCAGAGGCTAATGTGATACTTCCAGCCACAACCGCCGATATTTTATATGTCCCTGCCGTGATGTTTCCGGTCGGGCTTGAGAGGATGATGACATCCCCATCGGTATTGATTCCTAATGTTGTCCAATCCGAAACAGCGGCATCATCAAACGTGGTTCCATCGGCGGCAACCGTGCCATTGTTGTCTTCATCCTTGCGTTTCCATGGTTCCCAATCAGCAATGTATATTTTTCCCGCCCGTTGCCGCGCGAATATAGGATAATCAGAGGCTAAAGGTGGAGTGGAAAAGATTTGTGTCATGCCGCCCGTGTCATTATCACGGTACAGGTTTCCATTAGAAGCGGCAATCAAATAGGTTCTTTTCGATACATCATTGTCAGTGCGGAAATACCGGACTCGGAAGAAGTCAACGATGCAAGCCCCGCCTTCCACTGTGCATTCCATCCCAAAGCCAACCTTGACACCGGAATGAGCGGTGACGGCTTGAGCACTAATCAAAGTGTTTCCGTTCCATTTGCAGGTAATATCATTTCCGCTGATCGTCATAGAGAACCAGCCGGAATCAGCCTGAGCGTTGGCTAAGGTTCCACCAGTGAAATTATATGCGGTTGGAGTGCCGGAATTGTATTCTGTCAGAGTGCCGGAATAGACCCCTGCTGCCCCTGTGGTAATCAGTTCAGCGATAACACCATCGCCTGTTGTGGTAGGAGCAGGGGCAGCATCCAGCCGTGCGTAGATTTGATATTTTCCATGAAATGCCCCGTTGTATGGAGAGATGTAAATTTCAACGGTGTATTCTTCTGCGGTATCGAGGTTGGTGATTGCGTCGCGGTAATTACCGCCGGTTTCGAGGTACTCCAGTTCCGCACCGTCACCGGGGTAAATCGTCACCGGATTGGTCATCCAAGTGGCGGTATGCCATACCGCGCCAAGTTCTGAACCCTCAAAATAATCAACCCAGTTCCGGTATTTTGAATCATCCGTGACATGGAGGTCAACCAGCATATTGATCGGGGAGCCGGAACCGAGTTGAGTTTGCGCATATTTATTCATGCCGGGACGTGAGCCGCCGCGCAAGCGATCTTCTATCACATCATACGGACGTACATTCAACAGGTCAGGCGAAGTGTAAGGCGGTTGCGATTGATACGCCAAACTTTTGTCCAGACCTGCCGCCGGGAAAACCAACTGCGTACCGTTATCGCTTGGACGTGGCATTTTTAATCCTGAAACATCAACAATTCAATAGGAACTGGGTCGCCAATTGGAGACGCTAAATTTATTTACAGTGACGCAACTGCCGGCAAAATAGCGGTTATACTATTTGTGGTTGCATGACGTATCACCCCAAATACAAAGTCATCAGCGTCTAAATCACCAATCGCCGAGTCATCAGCAGCAAAATACGCCATTTCTAAACTTGCTGACTTTATATATGTGGAAACATAGCGAATTTGTTTAGCCGCAATCGTGGAACTTCCACTCACAGATAAAGTGGCAGAATCAACCCCAGCAGATGTCTTTACTTGGCTTGCGCTGTCAATCTCAATGTTGGCGGTTCCTTGCATGATAAGCCCGCCTACATCAGTAAACCGTGCAATCTCTAAGCCCGTTGCGTTCTTGATAATCAACTGAGCGGTAGCGTTTGGCAGCACCACTTGATAGGTATTCACCCCAGACAGAAATTCGATTTCTTCATTCAATGGCAAACTGACTTGGGATACCCCATGTAATGCAAATAAACAGACCAGTAATAGCGAAACGAATAACGTGCGCATTTGCTTCTCCTTCGGTTTTTTCAATTATGCTGCAGCAAGAAGTGCGTTGAAGTCACATGAAGTCACAGTTCCTTCATTTAAGTATGCCGATGTTGCGTCACCGCCATCGGTATGAACAAAAATGCAACCGGGCGAATATCCAGCCGTTGCATCTGTAGGGACGGTATTACCCCAAGCAAACACTTTTCCATTGGTATCAGGGTTTCCTAAATATTGCTCAGTTGCCCCATCACCAATATCAACCCCTTGCATTTGTGCTACTAAATTGTGAGCCGACATATCCGTCTCCTTCTTTAATATTGAACACCATTAACGGTAACGGTGTCTATTCTTACAAATTCACGGTTCCAAAAACGTTCACCCATTTCATTTCCAAGATTACGGGTTCCAAACATCTTCCGGTCATTGTGAATACTAGACCGCAAACTAACCAAGAACACATCATAATGAGCGCCATACGCCCCGTCTTTCTCCAACTCCGCAGCCGCTAAACACGCTTCACGGATAGTTCCGGAATGAACGGAAGCCCCATAAGGATACGGTCTATGACCTGACAAAGTTCGTGGCATCACTTCATACTGATAGGTCAAAGTATACACCGCATCCGGCGTTGGATACCACTCCACTTCAAACAATTGTGCCGTGATACCGTTTTGAGATTTTGGGCGAATGTTGAACCAATAAGGCTTACCGGCAGCGGAATTATGTTGATGCGCTTCCCGTAAGACGGCGGCTGGCTTTTTCACCACATTATGCGCGGTGACATTCGTTGCATAATAAAAATCTCCAATGATACTGGAAAAATCATCCGGTAAATCTTGCTGTTGTTCGAGAGCCGCCGTTGCGATGGTTGTCGTTGGCGATAAGAATGACCAGTCATGTTTAACCATTTCCCCGCGCTTGTTTGGATTTTCCACCAAAGGCGGGTTGTAAAACAACAAAATACCCTTATCCATCGCCGAGTCAATATCCGCTACTTGCGAAGCGCTCAAACCGGATATGGTTCTGCCATACCCAAGAAAATGCGCGATATCGCTGCGCAATGAACTGAACGAGGCTTGTAAATCGGATACCGACATTATTTTTCCGCTTTCGCTTTCGCTTTCGCTTCTTTAGCGCATTGCTCCGGGTATTCAAATACAGCACACAAAACGGCTATGCTTTCCGCCTGCAAATGCCCCTGTCCACCGGATAAATTTCTGAATTTATCGTCAGCATTTTTTACTAATTTTACTAATGATTGAGGCTGTTTTTCTCCATAAAGGCGTTTTAATTTTGCCTGCACTCTGTCATTAAGCATAACACTCTCCTTCGGTTTGATGATTCCAAAAAAGGCAGGGTATCCCCCCCTGCCCTTTGGCTGCAATGATCAAACCGGCTTAGACCGCTGCCGATACAGTGCCTTTGTAATCAGTTAATTTCCAAGCGGAACCGGTCCAATCTAATACGGCAATATCCGAAGTTCCATCAAATACCATGCCTGCCAGTGTAACGGTTGGGTCGTTGAGTGACACTGCGGCATGTATTGCACGTCCGGTTGTGACGGTAATATCGTAATCGTTGGTTGTCATGGAACCCATGCATTCAAAAATCTTTTTCGGGGCACGGAATGAACCATCCGCCAATGTTCCGGTACTGTTTCCGGTTGCAATCGTGTACGGTCCAAGCAAAAACGTTTTGCCTGACGGGGTTACAGTCGGGCTTGCGGCAGCGTTGGCTCTGGCAGCCACATACTGCGTTAAACCGCTTTGACACGGTCCCGATTCCAATTCCATCATCGCCTTCGGGTTTCCATCAATGACATACCCAAAAACGGCTGTAACCGCCGCCGCGCTTGCCGCAGAATCCAGCAGCACGGAATCAGCAGTCACAAATGTTGGAGTGTAATTCCCCGGCGTACAGGCTAACGGACCGCCGCCAAGAATCACCACTCTCGGCTGCGTTAAAGTTTGTACCGCCGTGCCGATTCCGGTTAAGGTTAAGGTTGTTCCAGCCGCATCAAGCGAAGCGGAACCATCCATAAAAGTATCCGATAACGCGGTCACAGTCTGACGAACAACCGCAGAACCAGCCCCTAACGGTCCTACACCTAAGAACCGTCCGGGGTCGCCGGATATGCAACAGGTGACTCGGTCGCCAATCGTGACATCTTGCCCGATAGCACCCAGGCATTTCGAGCCGGGCGGGAATATGTGAATAGGCTGACCGCCTTTTTTAGCCGGGTAATCATGCGCGGCAACTCCGGCAAATTCGTTGTTGTTGGTAATGCTGGGAACTTCGACATAACGAAAACGGGTTTCTTCCGCTTCGGTTGCGGTTCCCCGGTCAACGTCATAACAAAACCCCATGCCTTGCTTTACAGCGGTTGAACCGGTGAATTGTACTACCACCGATTCATCAATCATTTTACTGATAGGTTGAGTAATCACTTTATTCTCCATTCTTACAGGTCGTTGACGGGGTCAGACTTCGCTAACAAGAAGCTGGAGCGAAGGTTTTTGAACACCAAATTGCATGTTATTCCGGTGTACCAAGTGATAACAAATGGCTGTTTATCACCACGTTTAGGCGGAAGGTTTTCAAATTTAGTGCCTTTCAGCACGTACATATAGATATCTTTCCAGTTGACCCCCATAATCGGGTCGGACGCAAACGTATCCAAATACGGAACCCATATTAAGGGGCGTTTGTTCACCAACACTTCATCACCGGAACCTTTAATCCCGGTAGCGTCAATTCCTAAATTGTCGTTTCGGGATTCAAGGAATGTGTAAAATCCTTCCAGCACATCTTGATTGGTGTACACGTCAACCATATTCATGCCTTCCCCGCCTAAAGAGGGGACGCTGACCGGATTTTTGAAATTGCATTGACGGAACGCAATCCGTATTTTCTTCACAGCATCAGCCGCCGTGAAATTGGTATACTGGTTGGTGTAATTTGCCCATTGATCGTGAGTTGCAAACGATAAACCGCCTTTTCCACCGGGATACCCAGCCGGATTACCGCCGTTAAACCCTGCGGTTGCGCTGTAAGTAAGCCAGTAGAAAAACCCATACGGATTTTCGTTATCGGAAGAATCAGCAGGTTTTGACAAGAATATTTGTTCCATCTTTTCAATAAAAGCTGCATCAGCAGATGATTCAATTTCCGCCATGTGATCCAATAAACGTTCTTCGTTTCCGAGGTTTGCTTGGAGTTCACCTGTGTCAACCGCAGCCGGTACAACAACGCTGCGCCACGGTGCTTCCGCCTCCGTCATACGGTCAGTGACATCAACGTTGATGGTGGCGTAGAGTCCGTGAGTTTGCGCTTGTCCTTGATGAGACGTGCGCACTTTCCAGTTGATCTTAGTACCGGATACTTCTTTAATCCGGTTTTTCTTGCCACGAAAAATACGCGGCATGATGATGTAATCTTGCAAAGTTAAGGCTAAATCGGTCATCCGATTTTTTTCGTATTTTGCTAGCGTGGTCTGTACTAGATTGACCATCGCGTCTGGTTGGAGTGCCATTTACTTTATCCCTTCATTAGCCATTTCCTTTTGCCGCTTCGATTGCCTCGTGCCAATTTTGATCAATATCATCTTGTTTTCCGTTGGCGGGGCTGGTTGCAGCTCGATTGATGGCTTGTTCTTTCCTGCTTGTAACTTTTTTTGTGATTTCTTCTTCCGTTTTCTTTTTAATATCATTCGGATGAAGTGAGTATGCGGCATAACGAATTGAATCTTCAAATGATTCCTTTTTCCCGCGACGATTTAAAGACTCTCGCCGATAATTAAATTCTTCAAGCAAATCTTGCTGTTCATCTGTATTTTTGAAATGATTGCGCATAGGCTCCTCAAGTTTTTCAAGCAGACCGTTGAATATTTCTTCACCTTTTTCGCTATCAATTGCAGACTTTAATTCCGAAAAATCTTTTTTTAGGTCTTTCAACTCTGACTTCAACGTCTTGATGAAACCCATGTAATGTTCATCCATCTTTGGCAGCATAGGATGGAGCTCGTCATCATCCTCGTTCAGATGGGCCGCGAAGTCAAAAGGCTTAACATCGTCATCTTCGACTTCAATATCTTTTGAATCTTTGACGGTTTCATCCGGTTTTAGTCCGGGCATACTGTGTTTAGATTCAATATATTCGATTTGTTCTTCAATATCTTCCGGTGAAAGTTGACGAATCAGAGACGGTAAAATGCCTGCCGCTCTGGCACGGCTGCGCAATTCATCCGGTATAACCGGTTTATTATCTTCCGGCTTCTTATCGTCTTCTTTGCCAGTGCCTTTAGCTTCGTCATCATCTTCTTCATCATCTTCGTCATCATCCGGCTCAGGAACAATATCATCCAATTCGGAATTATCCCCATCAGAAAGATCGTTGTTAAAAACTCTTGCAGTATCTTTCACAACGTCTTCAAACGTTTTCGGTTGTGCTGTTTCAGATTCTTCCGCTAATGCGGCAAATGCTTCTTCCAATACGTCAGCCATGACACTCTCCTATATTATTGGGTAATACTTACCTATTTTATGCTCGGCAGCCTCAACCGCTAAAGCAGGATATAACGCTTTAATTGCATAATGAATGGCATCATCAAGAGAAAATATTAAACCCTGATACCTTTCATCCTGCACAATCTCTCCCATCTTTCGGATAATCCCCCACTGAACTTCCAGTGATGTTGTATCTTTCCGGTGCAATAAACTATTTACTGCATTCCCAAAAAGATTTACGTACCGCTCTACAACATAAATATCAAACACTTCTTCCGGCACACGTATTACAAATGATATTTCACCTAATGTAATATTATCACGCATTAAGTCCTGAATGAACTGATAATAATCATGTATAGTCATCACGGTTAAATGTCCCTGTTATCTTTTGGTACTTCCTAAAATCCCTGTCAGATGTAAAGACAGGTAACAAATCTTCATTGAACGTAACAAACACCCCGTGTTTTCGTGCCCGTTCCATTTCAGGAATAACATCTTCTTCATGGGTAAGACCGAGCGAAACCGATGTGGTTATCAACTCCCCTGAATACTGTTTTCTGCCTTTAAAATCTTCCACACAATCCTTTACCGCTTTCACTCCATCTTCCAAAACAATGCAACGGTCGGTATCCATTGCCGCTTTTAACCGGTCAATCGTGAAATATTTTTCAATCACTTCATCATTGTCTAAACGGCGAAAACTATAAACGGGCATGTCATATTCCTAACATTGATATTTGTTCGTTCGGCTGTGATCTTTTTCCCATCAAAGCCTGTAAGGTTGTTTTGTCTTTCCCTGCCTGTGTGACCTCTGAACGGTTTGTCCGCACATGATTACGTGTGGTAACAGGGGCTTGACGCTGTTCATGGTCTCCACCGGAAGACTCAATCGGTTGCTGCGGAACCCCGCTAAATCGAATCAGTTTTTCCAGTTCAGGATAATTCGCATTCTTGGCGATCTCCTGATTGAAAAAATCCATGTCAATCGGGCTGTTCGGATCCATAGCCAACTGCAATAGCCCCGCAATCTGCCCAATATAACTCATCAGAAAGTTCACTTTTTGCGGCGGATCCATGTGAACATCCGAATAAGGATTGATTTCATAGTTGTACTGGTTGTAATCCCCTTCAATGTCTTCCTTCTCCATCACAAAGTCCGTTTGCATGCCTGTTGCTTGATCCTTATACGTCAACGGCATCCGAAACAAAGGGTCTGACATCATCCAAAATGCAATGTCTTCTACAATCCCTTTGTTCCATACCCTGACTTTTTGACGAATATCCTCCATCCGTTTTGAGGATGATGTGTTCAGCAACCGTTCTTGTCCGAACGTATCCGCTTGCTGCGTAGTGCCTGACAGAACATCCAGACCGCCCGCCAAAATACTAAACAGTTCGCGGTTCTGAATCAGAAACGCCATGGTCATCTGATTGGGACCCCCAAAACTAAGCTCTTGGATGCTGGAAGGCTGATCTAATGTGACATAATCGCCATCTCCTGATCGTTGAACCGTCTGAATGTCTAAATCATCCCCTTTATTGCCAACCGTAAGGTTTTTTTGCCGCTCCGCCTGACGTTGTAGTTTCCGCATCACATAGTTGATGGATTGGTGCAGGTCTATCAATGTGGCAACAGGGGCTAATGGCATCAACTGACCGGGCACTTCGTTCAAACTCAGTTTGTGGTATGGACCGCGTTCCGGTCCGTTCCAATCCACAATTCGCCCGGCGTCCCCGTCAGATTGGCAGTCACTAATGGTGATGACTTTTCCTTCCAATGGCAAGTACAATTCCCATAAATCAGCCATATCGTAGATTTCCGCTTCGTAAGCATCCGGTTCGGATGACAATTCCAAAATGCCGTATTCACCCTCTTTGTATCGGCGCGGTGAACTTTCCGGCAAATCTTTCAGAAACTTTTTATCATACAAACCCGATTTTTCCAGTTGCATTTTAGGAACGCGGAAGCGGTTTCCTTCAAATGATACCGTTTCCCAAGTCTTTGCCTCCATATCATGTACCCAATCATCCGGGTTAATCGAATCGGCAAACGGTTGACCGACGTCATGCTGCACCCCGCCGATCTCCACAGATTTTGAGTTGGTCAAACCAACCTTATGCACGGCAAGAGAAAACATGGAGTTGCGCACGGAACGCTGTAAATAACTTCCATAATTGATTTCATGTTCCAGTAAATGGTTCAGTGCAATTTCCAGCATGAACGCGCTGTCATACAGCATATCGGCTTTGGCGAACACCGAAGCGGCAGGGGTTCTCGGCATTACGTTAATCATGTAAATCATAATCATTTCGTTAATCATATTGACCGGATTATTGTAGGAGGTTCCATTATTGGAATAATGACTGCCAACCATTTCCCGAACATGGTCACGGTAGTTGTCTCGAAAGATTTTCATCTTCCGGTAAGCCGTGCGCTTTGCCTCATAAATACGGGTCATATTTACGCCTTTGTTTTTGATGTATCCCGATCTTATTGCAACCAATTTAGTTCTCCCAAACCGTTTCGCTGCCGCTCTATCTCTTGGAGCATAAAGGCGATTGAACCAGGGGGTGGAGCGGATTCCTGTTTTGCTTTCTCGGTGTGTCTTTTCTTATATTCCGTCAAAATTAACAATGCCATGATATGCGCAATAACCCGATCTCCGTGATTTTCCACCGCCGTTGACATATCCTGTTTGTTCAACGCTTTAGAATGCACCGGACTTCCTGATAAGTCATAAGTAAATTGCCTGCATTCCGCTATGGCAAGTTTATCGCGTATGATAATCCTTTCATCATGGATACTTGCAATCAGTTCATCAAACACCATTTTTTTCTTGTTGATACCGGACGTCCACCCGGGTCTGTCTGTTTTTTTCTTCCCGACTCTTTCGGTGATTTCTTCATAATAAATGTTTCTGTAATAAAACTCATCGAGTATGGTTTTGGTGAATATCTTACCATGCCCGTTGGTTTCCCAATTTAATTTAGCACGGTTTAACCATAAACACAATATGTAGATATATTCGGCAAAGTTCTGTGGATACATAGTGTTCGTGTAGACTTCCCCCACTTGTTCCATCGTATCCATATCATAAATCGCTGCTGTTGATGGTGAACTTCCGATCCCGGCACTGATATCACAGCCAACAACAAACCTCTGTTTTGGATTCGGGCGCTTTTGTGCCGATAGTTTCATCCATAACCGGATGTTCCAATTTTCTTCATCTTCAATAAAATCAGTAACAACCTCTCTCGATATGTCATACACAATTCTTCCGGTATGAAATGGATTTGTGCAATACTTATATTCGTGTTTATCCAAATCTTCTTTGTTGAAATACAGCCCGCCGGATGCGGTAATGTCCATATCCAATTCTTGGGCGATCAGTTTTTTGTTGTTGATGATTCTACAGGCATGGTCATACCAGGGAGAGCGCAGTTTTCCGTCCAAAATGAATTTGTAGCCACGCGGATACTTATATTTTAGATCAAGAATTTCGAGTTTTTCATTCTTGCTGGTATACAAACCATGCACTTTATCAGGATGCAGTGACCAGTGCAAACGGAACTGTTTTATATCCGGATTATTGCATAAATCGGCAAATACCCCCGCGCTTCCTTTCGGGGTGGAATTTACAAATCCGGCAGCCCCGACCGAGAATAAAGATTCTTTTGCTTCATACCCTTCATTCATATCGAAGGCAGCGAGTTCATCGGCGAACCACCATGTTCTCCGGTCTCCACGTCCGGCGTTTCCGGTAGTGGCTTCCCCCACTATTTCCCCGCCCGTGTCATTGTTTGATAAAAGGAGTTGAATCCTGTCATGTTTTGGCGTCATCCACTTGGGAAGGTTTTCCAAAGCATAATCAATTTTTGCAAACAGTGATTTTTTATTCCCCGGCTTATCAACATAATCCTTATTTCTGGAGATCATCAAAATAGATACATCCGGTATCGTAATCCAATGACACAATGCCATCGTCAAAAAACACCATGACACTCCCTGTTCGCGCGATTTCAGTACACAGGCAAGTTGATGATCTTCTTTGGATTCAAATATCAGTTTTTCGGATTCCCATATCAGTTCATCCTGAAAGGGATAGGTAACGAATGGAATTTTCGCGCCCCCGCCCGTGCGCTTTACTTTTTTAGGATTGTGCGTCCAAACAAACGTGTTGATGAAAAACAACGTGTCTTCCGCAATCATCTTCTTAACGGCTTGCTGCATGGCAACATCTTTATTGCACTGCTGATAAATCGAAATGCGGAATCTCAGATTGTCCTCAATGTTTTTGGGAACGTTTTTGTACCACTTGCTCTTGCGCTGTATGTAGTAGTTGCTCACATGTCGCAATGAGGTTATCGGTTTCTCCATCATCGTTGTTTGCTTCCTCTTTTTTCTTGGGGCGGGTTGCGGATAGGAATAAAAAACGGTAGAAGTCATTTTCAAATTTATCGCTGCTTTTGATTCTCTGCATTTGCATGATGGCTCCCCTGCACGGAACCGGGCGTGACATCATTTTCCAATGCAGTTTCAGATTATTGTATATCCACCATGCCACTGATTTAGCATCTTCATCATCGCCGATTTCATCTTCGGTAAACCAAGTGAAGGGGTTGTATAAATCGTCTTGAATCGCTTTTTTTCCTTGTGGTGTTTGACCATTGTTAATCCGGTCAATAATATCCCTAAACGATTGGTACCGTGCTGTACTGCGTTTTTCACGCAGATGTATACGGTGGTGTTTCACTTCTGCCAGATAATCATACCACCACTTTACTTCTTTAAAGTACATGGATACCAACATCGGCGTTGACGCATGAAAGTCATTTTCCTTGAATCTCATTAACGCGATGTCGGATGGAACAATATCCTCTTTTTTTTCAGTTTCCACTTTACATACACCACTATATGCACTAATTTATATTTTCGATCATAACGATTGTACCATTTTCAGGAAAGGAGTGAATAGCATGGCAATAGAGGAAAGGAAACCGATTTCACATTTAAGATCAAAACAAATAACAACTGAAAGGAAATAACCATGTCAAAGAATCTGAAAGTAGTAGCAAAAACACTGCCTGTTATGAAGCGCATTCATACAGCGTTAAACTCAACCAAAGCGAACTCCTTGAAACTGGCTGGAATCATTGATTACATAATTGAATGCCGCGTTGATTTGTGTGGAACTCGTTTTCAATGTTTGAACGGTTTGATGGAATTGAAAAAATCCATTTACGAATTTTGTCAAACATTAGAAATCGTGCTGGAAGACACCGAGCCGGATTTGCAAGAAAACTTCGTCAATAATCCTGAAATACTGGATACGATAGTGGGCACGGTTCCTGTTGACGATGATGCCGTCACGATGGCGACCAAAAAAACTTCCGGCTTCTCAGTATTTTAAACCGGTACAAACACAAAACCCCGATGCGGTGTCGGGGTCTTATGCTGTATAGCGCTGGAAAGGTGTGTATGGTGATTGTATTATACCGGTATTCCATTATTTGTAAATAGACTAATTCATCTTCAAATAAATCCATACAGTTCCCCGCTCCATTCTTTTTTTTCTAAATTGTAAACATTCCACTTGCCTTGTCTTGTATAAGTGCATATAATGGCGTATATCTAAACTGGATGGTGCGGCATGGCGGAAGAGATACGAATTGTAACAATCAAATTAGATTCCTGCTTTTGGGATTGCCCCTTTCTCAATAGAACTTACATCACCTGCCATCATCCGGAACTAAACGCATCAAGAAAAATACCTGCTGAGGAAGAAACGCCTAACGGATTCCCTGCTTGGTGTCCTTTGCCTGTAGAATCGAATACTTTACCGCGTCATGCCGGGTGACGGGCGAGCATATAGCCGCAACCTTTATGCTATGACCCCGTCACCTGAGCGGCGAATCTCTGAGAGGATAAAAACATGGGCAGACCCAATAAATGGTCGCAAATACAGGTGTATAACGCAATCCGGCAATATATCAATCAACATGATATCCCGCCAACGATTGATGAATTGCAAATACTTATCGGTATGGGTTGCAATAGAACTGTACTTCGATATTTGCGCCGGCTTGAAGAAGACGGTTGGATAAGACGTTGGCACGGTGGACGTGGCATAAAACTTTTGAGAGATAAATAACATGAACAAATGCACCCGATGCGCTGCGGCAACCTGAACCGGAGGACGTAAAATGACCGATCACATGACATCGGCTGAATACCGGGAACTTCTTGCTAAACCCAAACGCAGCCGCGAGCGGAATATCAAGAAAGAGTACGATGGACGCATGTACGATTCCGGCATCCAAGCAAACTATGCCGCCGAACTGGATATTCGTAAACGCGCCGGGGAGATTGCAAATTGGATTCCGGAGGTTTCATTCCCGTTGCCCGGTGGAGTTCGGTGTAGACCTGATTTTATGATCATCCATAAAATCTTGCCGGATGGGAAGTTCATTGCCAGCATTGAGGATGTGAAGGCGCTTATTCGTAAGACAGGAAAGCCGCGCATTTCACAAGATGCAAAAAACAAATACAAACAGATGCCGTCCGAATACGGCATAGAAGTGATAATCATTCCGAGGAAAAGATAATGGATAGCGGTAAAGAAAAACAAGACAATCCGGATAAATGAAGGAGAGTGAATGATGGAACTTCGGGATCAATTGGTTGAATTTCTCACCTGTAATACCTATCCAAAAGAACAGGTGAACGCCTGGCTTGAGGAGTTTGACGCGCTTCGCGAAAAAGCATTGTATACTGAGTTCAAAGTCGAGCGGATTGTTGCTGATTATCAACAGCAAATAAAAAATCTCATAGAAATAAATACTAAACTTTGTTGGAATCTATCGGAACGGAAATAAGAATGGTATAAAAATATGGAGCCGCACAGCGAATACGGTTTAATGCGTGTGTTTGAAATAAAGCGCGGGTAACTCAGCGGTAGAGTAGTGGACTCATATCCCACAGGTCGCAGGTTCAATCCCCGCCCCGCTCTTTTGGGAGGTCGGACTAATGAGAGTTATCCGATCTCCCTTTTCTCCCCTAATACCTCCAATGTCTACTATCGCATTCTCATTCCCCGTAATTTCCCTCACCTATCCCATTCCAATACATCCTATCGCATACTTTTTACCCTCCTCAGTCTATGCACGGGTTGAGTTAAGCGTGTATGGTCGTTCGATCACGGGCGGGGGCGTCTGGCGCACATATCCGCGCAATTTAACGGTTGCCTTTTTATTTTTTTTTTCACCCGCGTAAAAAATATATCGTAACCCTATTTAAATCAGTATGTTATGTAATATAGGAGCAAGACTATATTATTCCTGAAAAGCCTTCAGGCGGGCTGAAATCGCGTGTAAGCCTAATATTATCTGTGGCTTAGGACAGGTTTCACCTAGCAGACTCCCCCTTCTGGCTATATTTATTGCTGTTTCTGTGCTGTTTCTGTGCTGTTTCTGTGCTGTTATTGTGCTAATTTAGAGCTGTTTCCGTGCTTTTTCTGTATTTTTCCGTATTTTTTCATAATTACCCGTTGACAGGGGCATAAGAGCGCACTATAATACTGTCATGTTTAAAAAACGGAGGAGAAAGAAAATGGACGCAATCTTCACAGTGGTTGAACAAGAAAAAATAATCTTAATTCTGCCGGATTCGATCGCCCTGGCTCTTAACGACGCCGGCTACTGTGCGCTGGTTTCTAGGGGTTTAACTCTACCGGCGGCACTCGATATGAAGCGCGTTATTGAGCAGTATAGAAGAGGAGAATTATAGGGAAGTCTAGGAAGACAAATTTTGGACGCGGTAAAGTTCACCGGATTGGTATAAAATCTAAGAATAGTTGATGCTTCTACTCCGCCGTTTCGACGGCGGCGGAGCAGACACATCAACCCCGCTCCGGCGGTAAACCAAAAAGAGGAGAATTATCATGAACGCAACAGAAACAGCAACAGCAACAGAAACAAGAGTTTACGGTTACGAAGTATTGCCAGACTTCGAAAATAACGCTGAAACTTTTTGGCGTAATTACAATTTAGTGGCTTCGGATTACGACGCTTTCGAATACCGCGGCGAATCTTTGTTTTTTTTCGACGACGTTTCCGCTACTCGGTTTTTTAACGCCTGCTCCTTTATTCCGGGCTGGAGGGAGCCTGACATGCCGGAATACGCTCCCACGCCGTTGTTGTGCCGGGAAATAACCAATCTAGAAGAATTACCGGAAGAGGTAGCAGAGTGGCTGGAGTGGGTTGGCACGCGAGTCCATCCGCAATGCATTGAAAAAATGTCCGAAACCCGCCGCTAAAACTCTCCCCGCCAGCTGGTTTACAAGAGCTGGGACAGTATATCCGACTGTCAAACCAGCTGGCGGGGTAAATAATGAGCACGGCAGAGCAGACGTATCAATCCCGCTTCGGCGGACAACAACCAAAATAAGGGAGAATTATCATGAACACAGCAACTGTCATGTTTAAAAAAAGGAGGAGAAAGATAATGGACGCAATCTTCACAGTGGTTGAACAAGAAAAAAAAATCTTAATTCTGCTTGACTCGTTCGCCCTGGCTCTTAACGACGCCGGCTGCTGTGCGCTGGTGTCTAGGGGTTTAACTTTACCGGCGGCACTCGATATGAAGCGCGTTATTGAGCAGTATAGAAGAGGAGAACTATCGTGAAAAAGTACACTAAAATCTTATTAGTTACAGGAATAGGAGCCGGTTGCACCGGAGACGCAATCGTAGAAGAGGCTAGACCGAAAGCGGTTTTTTTAAAAATAAAAAACATTTCCGGCGATAAAGTTTGCGGGAAAATTTGGCTTCCGATTGCCGCTCTAAAACGGGAAGACGTGGACACTTACAGCCTTGAACCTTGGTTCCAACCAGATGATAGGCAAAATTCCGTTTTAAAAGAAGCTAGTCAATTAAACTGAAGAAAATAATCAATAACCCGCTCCGGCGGGAAACCAAAAACAGTGAGGAAGATCATGAAAGCAAAGAAACAGAAATATTTAGTACTTCGGCTGGAGAAGTCTACGCCGGTTTGCGCTGTTTGGACGGTTACGCTTAAAGGGAAGTCTAGGAAGACAAAATTTATTGGACGCGGGAAGGTTCACCGGATTGGTGTTGCCAAGAATAGTTGACGCTTCTACCCCGCCGCTCGACGGCGGCGGAGCAGACGTATCAATCACCCGCTTCGGCGGGAAAAAAGAAACGGGAGAACGACCATGGCCTATATAGATTATAGCATGAGTGAACGTGCAGCTGCCGCTTATGAAGAAGGGTTGCTTCCAGCTTCGAAAATCCATAAAACGCTTCCGGCGTACTTGGTCGAACGATTTTGCCAGCCAGATAGTTGGCATCATACGAGCAACCGATTTAACGAAACCAATTTTTACAAACCCGAAATTGTTTTGCGCACTTTCGGTTTAATACCCTTTTCAAGCGGGGAGGAAGAGGATCCGTTTAACCCTGAAGCTGCCGAAGCGTTAGCTCTTTTAAAACCTTCGCGCTCCGGAAAAAAAGAGACTTTCACCGGTTGCCGCGTTGAATGGCTGGAATGGGGCGGCACACGGAGTCATCCGCAATGTTTTGAAAAAATAGCCGAAAATTGCCTTGTTGAGGTAAAAGGAGTAACCGCAACCATTACTTTGCCGAACGGTAGACAATTTAAAAAGAGAGTTAAAACTAAAGGGTTTTCTTTCAAAACCGTTTGACGCTTCTACTTCGCCGCTCCGGCGGCGGCGAAGTAGATGTATCAAATCACCCGTCGTACTAATAAAGAGAGAGAGAGTAACGAACATGAAATGTAAAGTCACATTACCGAACGGCAGATC